GCCATCTTTCGGAATCATAAGGTTTCGGAGGATGCTTAGACTGTTGGGACTTTGAGGTTTCATAAGAAATCTTCAGGTTTCATCAGCTTTGATGTAACGGAGTTTCTAGAGGCCAATGAAAAAATGAACGGAAAAATACCAGAGTTGGCAAACTTTTTTGACGTAAACATATCAACTATCAAGGAACATAGAAAACGACTTGGTCTATCAAGACCATACAATAAGAAAGTCTCGCAAAGTTAGATGTAAAGTCGCAGAAAATGACAAAAAAAAGTGTGTAAAAACGTTTACGTTGGTAATTTTGCGTAAAATTTCAAAAAAAAAATATTTCGTAGATTTATAAAGCATGGCAGGAGGACTATCACAATTAGTGGCGTATGGAGCGCAGGACGTGTACCTGACTGGTAACCCCCAGATCACTTTCTTCAAGACCGTGTACCGCCGGTACACCAACTTCGCCGTGGAGTCTATTCAGCAGACTATCAACGGCTCCGTGGGCTTCGGCAACAAGGTCAGCACCCAGATCTCCCGCAACGGTGACCTGATCACCGACATCGTGGTTGAGTTCGTGCTGTCCAGCGTGGGCCCCACTTTCTACTGCGCCGAGCAGCTGCTGCAGGACGTGGAACTGGAGATTGGTGGCCAGCGCATCGACAAGCACTACAACGACTGGTTCCGCACCTACGACTCTCTGTTCCGCATGAACGACGACCGCATCAACTACCGCCGCATGACCGACTTCGCGGCCAACGAGCCCGCCGGCGCTACCAAGCGCTTCTACGTGCCCCTGATCTTCTTCTTCAACCAGACCCCCGGCCTGGCCCTGCCCCTGATCGCCCTACAGTACCACGAAGTGAAGCTGTACTTCACCCTGGCCTCTCAGGTGAACGGCGTCACCGCCGACGCCAGCGGCGCCACCTCCGGCTTCCCCAACGGTGCCACCGTGCGCGCGCCCCAGATGTCCGTGTATGTGGACTACATTTTCCTGGATACCCAGGAACGCACCCGCTTCGCCCAGCTGCCCCACGAGTACCTGATCGAGCAGCTGCAGTTCACTGGCTCCGAGACCGCCGTGATCTCCGCCACCACCCAGGCAAGCCAGAACATCCGCATGAACTTCAACCACCCCACCAAGTACCTGGCGTGGAACTTCAACCCCGGCACCTTCAACGGCTACGGCCGCTACACCGCCCTGGCCAACCTGACTGCCACCTCCAACACTACCGTCGGTGACACCGCCAACACCGCCACCTTCAACGAGCAACTGGCGCCCCTGGACTCCGCCAAGATCCAGCTGAACGGCCAGGACCGCTTCTCCGCTCGCAAGGGCTCTTACTTCAACAAGGTGCAGCCCTACCAGACCATCGGCTCCGTGGTGCCCGCCGGCGTGTACCTGTACTCCTTCGCTCTGAAGCCTGCCGGTCGCCAGCCCAGCGGCACCTGCAACTTCTCGCGCATTGATAACGCCACCCTGGCCCTGACCTACAAGACCGCCAGCGTGAACGCTACCGACGTCATTGCCAACGTGGCCAACGGCCTGGGCCAGAGCGAGAGCGTGACCGCCAACACCGCCACTTCCCTGACCAACCTGAACATCTATGCCAAGAATTACAACGTTTTCCGCGTAGACAACATTGCGCGCAAAAGCATCACGCCAGCCACATCTGGACCCTGTGGCTGGGAAAACCGTTTGGACTTCCAGACACCTCGTATGGTGTGCGTCAGTTGCTAGTGTGTCTTTGACATGCAACACTATTAAATTGCGGGAACCCCCTAAAGCCACGAGTACCAAGTCTTAGCCGAAAGGCTGAGATGGCTGAGAGCAACAATCTCAGGTATGGTAAAAAGCTCCTGGATATAACAATGGGAAATCCGCAGCCAAGCTCCTAAGGACGCCACGTCTAGTCTATGGAGAAGGTTCAACGACTAAATAGTAGTGGGTATCTTATGACGGCCTAGACAGCCCGAAGATGCTTAAGATATAGTCTAGACCCTAATTCACCCAAATACGCCGAAATATCCCGAAAGGGAGGGTACACATCGCATGTCCGGTATGGGTGGTCTGGCTTTCGCCAACTAAACATTTTGCCTTTTGCTTTTTGCTTTTACAATTCAAATATCTCTTACGAGTTCTTTTGAATAAGATTGTTGCGTTCGCAGAATGACCGAATAACCTGCCATCTGCACCCTATGGCTTTTGCAGTTTTTGCCACGTTGTTGTCGTTGTCTTTGAATACTTTCACTATGTTGTCGTAAGAAATGTCAATTCCTCTGAGAGCGTAGTCCTTTATTGACTGAACGCGTTTCGGATTGTTTTCTCCGTGCCTATTTTGAGACACGTCAATATCATGCCTAGTGCAAAATCTTTGAACAAGCGTTCTATGGCAGCCTAGTTCTTTGGTTGTTTTTAGCATGTTATTATTGTTCTTTGCAAGAACGTCGCGCATATTCTCTTCTGAAATATCAATTCCGGCATCAGCGTATTTTTCAATGCTTTTCTTAATTTTCGCGATAGAACACATCTTCTTGTGCTCCTCGGATAATCCTCCAAAATTAGGATTATTCTCGCCCGACATCTTTTTGCTATGCTCTTGGCACCACTCTTCGCCCTTGGGTCTCGGGTCGCCCATCCGGCTGATAGACATTTGTTCTTTTGTTTCTTGAGTGTGTTTTTTGCCAAACATAGGATGTGCCTCACCGCGTAGCACCTTTCCACCACCCGTCATATTGTATCCATTGCGAAACGTGTCGTATAATTCTATATACTTAATCTCATACTCGTCAAGCTCCTCAAAAGAAATGCCGTATTCTACCACGATTGTCGTAAACTTGTATTCGTAGCAAACAATGGCATTATACAAATTTGGTTGGTTCTTGGCCATTGTCCCCGACTTTATGGCAGTCCTGTATCCGCTCATCCTGCGCCAAAAGTCCTCGCACTGCCCTATGTATCCCTTGCCACTATCGGGGAAGAACAGATGATATATGGCACCCGTTTTGTGTATAGTCTTGGCGATGTCCTTGTCTACATCTAGCTTTTTGGGGAAGTAGCTATTTTCCGCTACGACAATCATAGAGATACATGTAAAGTTTAATGCCTTAGGCCTTTATGTATATGCCTGTTTGTCGATATGCGCGAAGACAACGTTTTCCGCGTGATGTCTGGTATGGGTGGTCTGGCTTTCGCCAACTAGATGTGTCGTCTTGTATTCTTTTTTGCTTGCTTTTTTCTTTTACAATTCAAATTGCTCCTATGAGTTTTTTGAACCAATCATTTGCGTAAAAACTGTAGAAAATATATTTAGATATTCATATGAGTGCTCTGTATTTTTCACAGTTAGAAAACACCATTCCTAAGTGGGCTGAAAAATACTTCAAACTCAATCAGGACAGAGAAGATACCGCGGAACCTTCTGGCGAAGATATCTCGGCTGCCGAGGAGATGTGTCAAACTGCTTTGGACACCCAAGAAGGAAATGCCGTGATTCTGTGCAGCATGTACCCAATGACCGACGACTTAAAACCATGGGACTGGGACCGGCTTTACCCTTTCTCGATACTGCCAGAGTACGAATCATGCCTAAAACCCGACGGAAGTTTAGATTTGACTCAGCAAAAATGCGCAAATGCATGCAAGGGGTCTCCAGCCCAAAAAGGATGTCCGTTTTCTGACGACCCTGAGTTTAATTCATATTGTGCCACGTATCCTTTCATGAATTACGAAAGTCGGCTTGAAGGTTGTGACTTGACAATCATGACCTCTGGTAAAGAATACAGATCGAAGATGTGTGAAACTGTTTTGAAAGTCGGGGGTCAAGCAAAACCATCGCAATGGTGCAGAATGTATGGAGGGGAAGCACCGGAGATCAAAGTTATGTTTCCAGAATACGCATCTTGCATGCAAGACGACGGAATGGTTGACTTGACTCAGGAAAAATGTGCAAACGCATGCAAAGGTGCCCCTGACCAAGCGGGATGCAATAAACCACTGCCTGACTATGAAATGTTTAATCTAAAATGCACCCCCAATAATTACTCTGTTAACACGACGCTGTGCGACTCAATTGTTGGTAGAAACCCTGATAAAAAATTTAGGATGAATATGTGTCAAACTGCTTTAGATACTCCCGGAGAAGATGTCACGAGATGGTGCAGCATGTACCCGGGAGACTATAAATTTGATGGTACGGTATTGCCAGAATACGCATCATGCCTAAACCCCGACGGGAGTGTGGACTTGACTAATGGTTATTGCGCAAATGCATGCAGAGGGTCTCCAGCCCAAAAAGGATGTCCTAAGCCCGCTCCTACGCCCGCCCCCAAGCCTGCCCCCAAGCCTGCCCCCAAGCCTGCTCCTAAGCCTGCTCCTAAGCCTGCCCCCAAGCCTGCTCCTAAGCCCGCTCCTAAACCTGCTCCTAAGCCTGCCCCCAAGCCTGCTCCTAAGCCCGCTCCTAAACCTGCTCCTAAACCTGCTCCTAAACCTGCTCCTAAACCTGCTCCTAAACCCAATGAAATAAAGCTTGGTAAGGTCCTCGCAGTCGTCAACAAGGATAAAGTTACCATCACTTACACAGCGGGGGCGAGGGTTCAGACGAAGACCATCGACAAGTCAAATCATGGCTTCAAGAAAGGACAAATCGTATACGTGACCGTTAAACCCGCACCAACTCATTCTTTCGTGTCCGTGTCGGCGAAGAAGCCCGCTGCTAAACCCGCTGTTCGCTAAAACCACAGGATATCCTGAGATTATGGTTGGCGAACGCGTTGGAAAACCTCTTCTAAGTAAACCAGAAGGTAATGCGAAGGATGGCGAAAACGTCGATATAAAAGTATATCGACGTTTTTGTGAAAGTCGAAAGTAAGAACTTACCCACTACCTGGCGACTTATTAACCAAACAAAGGACGAGCGTATATGTTCGGATCGATCGTTGATGCGTAGAACGGACCTATGTCCTGCTTGGGGATGATGGGGTCGGCGCGCAGGTCGTAGTTGGCGTTCTTCAGGGAAGAACCCTGAGTGTTGACACCGATCCACTGGGTGGCGGTCAGGAAGTTCTGAGCCTGCAGGTTCTTGGGCGCCCACATGTCAAAGTCGGCGGCATCGGGACTGGGCTTGGGCAGCAGCTGGGACGCGGGGGTGAGCATGGGCATCATTGGCTGCATCACCTTGGGCACTTTGGTTCCGGAAGTCTCGGCGTCCATGCTGTCGTCCTCGGCATCTGCCATGTCATCACCCTCCTGGACGTAGATGTCATCGTCTTCGGCATCTTCCGTGTCATCGTAGGCATCCTCTCCGTCGATCATGTCAGATCCCTCGAGGTTTACGATGTCGTCGTCCTCCATGTCGGTTTCAGGGTAGTAGATGTCATCTTCCATGTCGTATTCGGCACCCTCGGCGGAGTTCATGAAGCCCTCGGCTTTCTTGTAGGGGTTAGGAATCGTCACCTTGCCCTTGGAAAAGTTCTCCCATAGCTTGAACAGGATGAAAACAACCACGAGTGCAATCAGAATCTTCACAATCATATTGTCCATCATCGTCTTTCCTTTTATGTTATATAAATATTATTTTTTTTTGGACAAGTTTATTCAAAGTAAGAAATTTCAGACGCCTTCTTTGGCTTTGAAATCTTACACTTGGGAGTTTTAACGATTTGTGCCTGTTTCAGGGTAAAAATCGTCCCAAACTCCGACTTCCCAAAGGAAATTTCAGACGTTTTGAGGATGCAACGCACTTTCACAGGCGTTTTTATGTCGTCTATGCACGTCTCTGTCTCGTCAAACAGAGCAAAATCCTCGTCAACTTTCACTTTCAAGGAGTTTTTGGTCAAAAAGGTCTTCAGGCCCTGTGCGATATCATCGTCATCCAGAGGCGCCTTGAACCAGTTCTCCCTGTTCTCCTTAGCGGCAACGCCAACGCTCTTTTCCACGGACTCTACGAAGTCACAGAATTTCTGAGGAAGTCGCAGAAACGCAGACCTCCGCTGGAACTCTTCTAGAATAACCACGGGGGTCTGGATGTATATGGGGTTAAAATTCACAACGTACATGCCATTTTCCTTCGTCAAGCCGGAAAACTCTGTGACAACGGGCTCGACATCCTCAAAGAACGAAACCTCCTCCGGAGAAGTTTGGACTACGTCGAAACTATCAACGTCTTCGGGGCTCTCGGCGTCTTCGGGGCCCTCGGCGTCTTCGGGGCCCTCGGCGTCTTCGGGGCCCTCGGCGTCTTCGGGGCCCTCGGCGTCTTCGGCGTCTTCGGGGCCCTCGGCGTCTTCGGTTTTTTTGGCGTCTTCGGGGCCCTCGGCGTCTTCGGTTTTTTTGGCGTCTTCGGGGCTCTCGGCATCTTCGGGGCCCTCGGCGTCTTCGGTTTTTTTGGCGTCTTCGGGGCTCTCGGCGTCTTCGGGGCTCTCGGCGTCTTCGGTTTTTTTGGCGTCTTCGGGGCTCTCGGCGTCTTCGGGTTTTTCGGCGTCTTCGGGGCTCTCAGCGTCTTCGGGGGTTTCTGCAACGTCCTCAAGAATCTCGTCGTTTTCTGGGTTCTTGGCATCATCGTTAATTTCCTCTGGCGCTCTTTCTACCTCTAACGAATCTGTTTCAACGGGCGTTTCTGGGACATCTTCTAGCACGAGGTCTTCCTTAGTGTCCCAACCAAGCTTTGCTTTGATTTGCTTGAACCTGTTGCTCAGGGGGCCAGGGGATTCCTCGACTATCAACTTTTTCTGGGCGGCCATTTATTCTCGTGGTTATTAAAATTTTCTTTTTTTTACACATTTTTGTAATAAAATATTGACATATATAAATGTCGTCAAAGCGAACTAAGTCTCCTATATACTCTAAAAAGAAGGGGGGTCTGTTGCCGCTCCCCCCTCGCAGAAAGTTTAGGAAGTCGCCTGCGCACCAGACGCCCCGCGGCTCTGAGATAGAAAAAGAGGTCATTCCTCAGCAGAGCGACCACCGCTACGCCCAGGGGGAGATCGTCCGTGTGTACTTTGACGAGCGCGGGAAGAAGATAGTTGGCGTGCGTCCATGGAAATACGCTGGCGCTTCTCTATCTAAGGTGTCTACAGAGGGAAAGATACTCAGTGCGTCTTCCGATAAGGCGACGGTCGCCTTCAAGAGGCCTAGTGGTTCTTTCAGTGCTCGACTGAAAGGCGCGACGCCCATGAGTGCCAATGGCGGAATTCCGCTGTTCGCGCTACTGAATTCAGATTTCATCGCGGACGACGTCGAGCAGTATGCGACAAAATCGGACAGAAAGGTTGGCGAGACCATCACTGTGTATCTCGACCCTATTTCAGGCCAACCCGTCGAGGAACAAACTATTTACCCCGTCAAAGGAAAGATAGTCAAACCCGGGACGGTGGAGATACCCAAGACTGTGATAAAGACCGTGGTCGTGAAAGGCACGCTCCCCCTTGGAAAGCGCATAGAGCTTTACATTGACGGAGAAAAGACATCCCTCAAGCAGATGTCCGCCTCTTCCGTGAGGGTACCTGGTACCGTGGTTGATTCAAAGACGGGAGTGTCGACGCTGAGTTACAAGGTGCCCTCAAAGACGAGCGGTCAGTATGTATCTCGCTATTCCCCCACCAATGTCACGGGACGCTACGTGACCGACCCCCGTTTTATGAGAGAGCGCTCTCCCGGTGCCCAGCGCGCGGTCGCCATGTATAAACCGCCTGTCCCTCCTTTGTGCGTAGGGGAACACTTCGACCCGAGAGCCCCCAATAGCTGCTACATCAAGGGTATGGAGGAGCGCCTGAAACCCATCCTCGCCGAGAAATCGAGGTTGAAGGGCACCGCAGGCGCGAACGAGTATTGCGATTTCAGCCGACCGAAACTACAGGCCCACCAGATCGCCGTGAAAGAGTTTGCGAGGATCCTCGCATCGAGGTCGCCGAAAGAAATAGACGGCATCCGCGGAATGCTGTGCTATCATTCGGTAGGGTCTGGAAAATGTCTTCATCCCGAAACCGACGTGTTAACATACTCTGGTGACATTATCAAAGCGAAAGATATGCGTCGGGGTATGGAACTTATGGGTCTTGATTCTACACCAAGGCGCGTTCTTGACGTAGGACGTGGGAGAGAAACTATGTACGAGATAGTCCCAATCAAAGGAGACCCGTGGAAATGTAACGAGACTCATGTGATGAGTCTTGTTTATAATGACCAAGGGAGGATTCAAAAAACTAGATATAATACGTATTTGGTGAAATACCACGAGTATACGACGGATGGTCGCGGAGTATTCAAATACCCTACCGTGAAAACTTTGAAAGAAGCGGAAGCCATAGTGTCTAGACTAAAACCAAATCACATAGTTGATATCCCCCTAAACGAGTATCTTACACTTCCTAAGCACGTAAAAAATGCCTTGAAGCTGTTCAGGTCTGGACCTATAGAATTTCCTCGTAAAAAAGACCCGCTTTTTGACCCATATGTCATAGGGGCATGGTTGGGCGATGGGGCTTCTTATAGTGCTGCAATAACAATAGATAAAAAGGAGACCACACTTGTTACTGAAATAGCCCGTAGAGTGGGAAAGTATGGTCTGGTGCCTCGTAAAATAGATTTGAAGAACAAGACAAAATGCGATGGGTATTACATAACAAGACCAGGTGATAATACCAATAAGGGTAAGACAGGATCCAATGTTTTTCTTAACGCTCTAAAAGCATACGACTTGCTGAAAAACAAACATATACCGCAAGACATAAAAACGGGAACAATACAAACTCGTTTGCAAGTGCTGGCAGGTCTTCTAGACACCGATGGTTATCTGGGAGCAAACTGCTTTGAGATAACACAAAAAAATAAACGTCTCTCCCAAGATATTGCATTTGTAGCGCGTTCTCTCGGATTTGCCGCTTACCTTAAAGCAGTCACCAAGTCGTGTATGTACAAAGGAGAAAAGAAGTGCGGGACATATTACAAAGTGAGCATAAGCGGCGAAGGTCTAGAAAAAATACCAACAGCCCTGGAACGGAAGTGTGCAAGGCCCAGGGAGCAGGTAAAGGACGCGAGAAGGACCGGGTTCTCGGTCAAGAAACTAGGCGTTGGAGAGTATGTAGGGCCTGTTTTAGATAAAGATCATCGGTACTTGCTCGGAGATTTTACGGTGACGCACAACACTGTATCCTGCCTTGGCATTGCCCTATCATTTTGGAACACAAAGCGAAACATAATCCTCACCACGACGCCGAACAACATGAGGGACAACAACCCAAGTGTGTACACGGAAAACCTGTTCAAATTCTTCCCCGACCAGGTGAAAATGGTATTCAAGGACAGGCCCCTTCCTGACTTCACACGACCTCCTTATAACAGAACGGTGACCTACGACGGGAAAAACATGACCGCGGGAGACGCTCTCAAGATGTGGTGCAGCGTTCCTGCAAACATCAAACCAATGAGCAATCGCATCAAGACGTACTCGTTCGTGACGTTTGCGAGCTACCTTGGTTTCAAGGGTTCTGGCGTCCTCGGTCGCAAAAACGCTGAAGGAGATGCACTACTGCTAGGAAAATATGCCACGTCAAAGCTAAACGGTACGCAAGAGGCTACGCTGAAGGCGGACGGTTCCGTGCTCATCATGGACGAGGTCCAGTCCATGTTCAAGCCCGGAGGCGCTGGACCGGACTACATAGCTTCCGTGAAGTGGTTGAGGTCAGAGCTAGTGAAGCAAAAGTACGCCAAGCGCATGTATGTGTTCGCACTCACTGGAACCCCCGGTGGCACCGTAAAGGACATCCTGGACGTCGTGAACTTTGTCAGACCCCTGAATATTCCGAGAATACGCCCACAGGACCTCAACACACACCCCGAGTGGCTCAAGGGATTCATTTCGTACGTGGAGCTCCGAAACGATACCTCGGTGTACGGAGTAAAGACCGTGAAAAACGTGTTCGCCCAGATGGACCCCAAGTATTACGCGGCCTACTTGAGAATAGTCTCCGCCGGCAGGACGGTCACTGTCCCCGGCAAGGAAGTTGACAACGTGAAGGGCAAGAAGAAGATATCGTTTTCCGAAAGTCTCCACCAGCCAAAGGCCCCTGGGTATATGGGTCTCGCGATAGGCGCGGGAGACGCCCTCACGACCAAGTCCTCGATGGCCGGTATTTACTCGCCACAGGAAATCCAGAACCTCATGAGCAGGTCGCTGACTGGTGGCATCCCCGCTGCCATAATGTTTGACGGGAAGCCCATTATTCTGTCCCCCAAGGTCCGGGACTGCATAAACAACATGCTAACCATGAAGGGCAAGCAGTACGTATACGCCGTGAACAAGTCTACGATTTACGCACTCATGACGGCGCTGATGAGCATCGGCTACTCCCCGGTGACCCCAAGAAACATGGGAGCCGTGACATCCCCCGGCAAGCGTTTCATGTTCTACAAGAGCGGAAGCTACACGTTCAACAAGAAAATCGTAAAAGTCACCGAACAGGACCTCAACGCCATGAAGAACGTTATGGAAAGGAAAGATAACATCAATGGCGACTACATAAAAATTATACTCGCGACAGAAACTTACTACCAGGGACTTTCTATAAACGGACTGACTGGTGTTCACCTCCTCGATCCACTCCACGACGCAGCCGCGGACGTTCAAGGTATCGGCCGCGCACTGCGTTTGTGCGGCCATGCAAAGTCTTCGTCCAAGAACGTCACGGTATTCAGGTACTTCTCTACCGCCCCGAGGACGTTTTCCAGGGACGGGATTACGAAGAAGCAGCTGCCGGATATCGAAAAAATAGACAAGGAAATTCGCCGTCTTAACACCCAGGCAGACTTTTCTATGACGAACGGTGCACCTAAAGACTCCAGACTTCCGGAGGGCGTAAACACGTTCGTGTTCGCCGACGCGGTGAGGCTGAACAAGGAAGTCGCGCAGACGGAACGACTGCTCAAAGCAATGTCTATCGATTGCTCTCTGTTCAAAAACTCGTTCCATAGCTCCGAGAATTTCAAGTGTGGAGTTCCCACACGGGTTGACATAACGGCGTCCAAATCACCAATGAGCGCGAGAAAGGTTTCTCCAACGACAGGCCTCCTCAAACTAAGCCCACTCACACCAAAGTCATCGTCTTCTAAACGGTCATCGTCTTCTAAACGGTCATCGTCTTCTAAACGGTCATCGTCTGGAACGCGGTCATCGTCTGGAACGCGGCCATCGTCTGGAACGCGGTCATCGTCTGGAACGCGGTCATCGTCTGGAACGCGGCCATCGTCTGGAACGCGGCCATCGTCTGGAACGCGGTCATCGTCTGGAACGCGGT